ATGCTAAACGACACCAAACTGCGCACACTAAAGCCCACTGAGAAGCTTTATAGAATCACTGACTTTGATGGTTTGTGTATAGAAGTAAAGCCGACTGGCAAAAAGTTTTGGCGATTTAGATTTCGATATTTAGACAAAGCGCTCATGATGACACTGGGCGAATACCCTGTTGTGGGCTTAGCAGAAGCTCGTAGATTGCGAGACGATGCAAAGGCGCTGCTTCACAAGGGTGTTAATCCAATTGAAGATCGTGTCGAAAAAAAGCAAGAAGAAAAGAATGCTAGTAAAAATACTTTTAAGCTAGTTGCTGAGGAGTATATTGAAAATAAAATTGCAGATCGAACTGAAAAATATAAGCAACAAATGCGAGATTCATTTGAGCGTGATGTGTATAGAGTTATTGGCAATAAAGCTGTAAAAGATGTGACTTCACATGATGTTTTAAAAATCATGGAAAATACCCTAAAGCGCGTTCAAGGCCAAAATAATTACGGCACTGGTGAAGTGACAGCGATCCAAAACCGTAAATTTATTGGCGCTGTAATGCGCTATGCTATTGCCACACTTAGGGCTGATTACGACCCAACATACGCGGTTAGGGATGTTATTGAGCGCCCAGAGGTTGAGCACGCAAGGCCATTGGAAAAACAAGAATTGCGAATTTTACGCACCAAGATTGACACATATAAAGGATCAAAAACTGTTAGAAATGCTGTGTTAGCAATGCTTTATTCAATGTTAAGATCAATTGAAATTAGACGTATGCAATGGTCTTTTATTGATTTTGAAGATAAAACCATTAAATTCCCTATTGCTACAAAAAAATCAAAAGCGAAAAGCAAAACCCAAGAAAGAACAACTAAGAAAAATCGCATTCACATTGTACCAATATCCACTCAATTGCTTGAGTTGCTGATTGAACAAAAGAAAATTACTGGAAGTCAAGATTATGTATTTTCAGCAATATATAAAGAGGGGATGTTGTCTGCCACCACACTGAATAGAATGCTTGATTATATTAATTTAGGGGATGTTTCAGCCCATGACTTTAGAGCCACAGCATCAACCTTTCTTTATGAAAAAGGCTACGAAGAAGACTGGATTGAATTGCAGCTCGCACATGCAGACGAGAATAAAACAAAAGCCTCTTATAATCATGCAAAGCATTTAGAAAACAGGCGCAAGATGCTTCAAGACTGGGCAGATATTGTTGATAGCTGGAAAGATTAAGTCATTACCCCTTGCCCCAAATAGATGATTACCGTTCATCGGCAGATTAAAAATAATTATAAATAGTGCTTGATTGTGAGATTCTCACAATGTATTATTTAATCATCAAGACGAGATGGCTAGATCGAAAGTCTTGATAACTTAAACATTACTTAGTGAGATATAGATATGAAAAATCTAAATGAATTAAAAATTGTAAATACAGATTTTGATTTAGATACTGGTTTCTTTTGGATTGAATTTGAAAATGGTAAATCTTTGCAATGTTGTCTTAAATTAAGAAAGGATTTAAAAGGTTATAAAAAAGAAATTGTAAAAAATGATAATGGTTCTTGTGAGGGTTTAAGCGGTGACAATAATGATTGGGCGCTAGATGAAGAAAACCCTGACTGGGCCAACATTAATGATCTTTTACATAGGGAAGCTCGTAAACTAGGAATTAAAATTAACTAATAAACAAAACCCCACTGGCCAGAGTGGGGGTTTTTAAGCTGCCTATTCGGCAGTAAACATTACTTAGCAAGTAGTGAAAATAAACTAAGTTTGATTTTCTAAGCTGCTTATTCAGCAGTAAAACTTGCAAGTGGCTTTAATATAACAGTGAGATTTCAAAATGGCAAGCACAGCAGCAGAACGCCAAAAAGAACGGCATAATCGTATGCTTGAAAAAGGTTTCAAGAAACGTGCTTTTTATGTGAATGAAGATACTTTGAAAAAGCTTACAGATTACAAAGAAGCAAATAATCTCGATAGCTTAGACGAAGCGTTGAATCAGTGGATTAACGCTGCAAGCAATCACTAAATACGCTGTGCAGCTTGATAAGCAAAAACGCTCATTATCTTCATTGATAGTGAGCATTTGCACATAATAGCTACTTATACATAAAGAAAGAGCTAACTTAGCTAGTTATAGCTAAAAATAATGGCTATGCGGAATAATAACGCTTGCTGTTAAATACGGACTTTGCGAAGTCAATAAACGTGATAATCACCTTCGCCCACCGATCCCAATTTTGACCTAAATCAGTCACGAATGATTTAACGAAAGCCAATACCCATGCTTTTTTATTCGCACCTGAATCACGCTCTTTTTCCGCTGCATCCATTGCATTCACTGTTGTTTCATAGATTTCACGACCAACATCTACTGCATCAACAATATTTGAAACTGCACCAGCGATACTTAATGTTGCCATATGTTATTCCCCTTTTTCATATTCAATTTAAGATTCAGTCACACCAGTTGCTTTAACATTGCTCAGAATTGGTAGATGATAACGGTGTTTCGCTGGACTAGAAGCTTGCCCATACCACATGAACGCTTCAAAATCGCTTTCGTTATATAAAGCATAACAAACCATGTTTGACTGGTTGCCACCCAAGCACACTAGCTTGCCTGTTGCTTTATCTTTACCAACCACAAAGCATACATGCCCACCACCGACACGGGTTTTAACTGCCACACAGCCGTAAGCAGGCTTGGCGAGTTTATTACCACCGTTTAAATAAGCCAATGCACGGAACCAATTTTTAGGAAATTTGACTCCAGCCGTTTGTAAACAATGGGCGATAAAGGTTCCACACCACGGAGTTTCATCATCCATCCACCACGCTCCTAGAGCTTTTAACCAGTTTAGAATGGTTGGTGAATGTTTAAATTTGCTTGTATTTTCTTTTAAACCAATGTGCTTGCGCGCTTCGGCAATCCAAGGCAATTCTGGATAATTACTCATTTCACTTTCCTCTAGACGTAAAAAAACCAACCAATAGGTCGGTTCGTGGTTATTAAAAAACCCGCACTTGGCGGGTCTTATCAACGTTTAATTACCTCAATCACAAGTGATATTTAGTTTTTCACTGTAGTAATCTTTAGAAATTTTAAAATCATTCATCAACTTATCCTTAGGCTCAGCCTGAGAAAGCTTTAGAAGTGCTGGCAAATACTCATGCTCATAAATTTTCGGATAGTCATAACAAAGGACTTTGCGTTGTAATGCTTTATCAGCATGTGGATCATCAAGAATATCTAAGAACTTTCCGATCTTTTTGTCAGATACCTCAAAAGATTTTTCAGCAGATTCATTTACTTTTTCAGGTTGCTTTTGACAACCTACAATCATCGTTACAAGGCAAATTAATAATATTTTTTTCATGTGTTTAGCTTTTTAAGTTATTGAAATTAAGACTTCTATAGGGCCTTAGTTTATAACATAAAATTTCAGTTAATAAAAAACCGCCTTTCGGCGGTATTGACTGTTTCTATTAAAAATTGTCTTTGAAGTCTTTAACCTCTTTGGCCACATCTAAAATGTTTTTCCCCTCTCGGTCATTTACATATTTAAAGAACCACCGAGCAATAGCCCAAAACGGCAACCCCGAAGCAAAGAAAATCCCACCGATCGCACATACCCCTGCCCATGTGGTTGCATAGTCATGTATAGAAAAATACTGAATAACGAAACCACCAGCCCCGATACTACCGATCACTGTTGTTATTAGACTCACTACCCACTCGCTACGCGAGCGCGGCATGCGCGTCATCACAACAACTAAATACCCCAATGCAATCACAACAGCGATAAATACCCCAAGACCATGCATTTTGATCGCTACTGCACCCGCCCCGCTACTTACTGGCTCTGCCATTTTTACTTTCTCCAGATAATAAAAAAGTCGCTAAAAAGCGACAGTCTTTTGTTGTCCAATCCATCATTGGACTAATAGTTAAACTTCGATTTGATATATAACACCCATGGGCGCACTTCGTTTTATTTCATTTCCACTGATGTACACTCGGTCTCCCACGCTAAAAACAGTTGAACTGGTACAGAGTACAAGCCCCGTACCATCAACGACTAAAACTTTATAGTTTGGATGATCCGCATTTTGTACTGTGGCTATAAATTCAGGCGTTTTAGGCAATAAATCTAATAGTCTTGATAATGCATTACTCACGATTCACCCTCTCTATAGATGCCGTTTGAACCACTTTTTCATAGCTAAAAGATCCGCTTACACCATCGGTGATACCCCACCAATCTCCATTAAAAGCTGTTAATTCACTCGGTAAACACTGACCGATTTCTTGCGTAATTGGCATCAATAAGCTATGTGTTTCGACCATGCCTGCTTTGGCTAAAACTTCACGTCCTTTACTATGCATTGCTGACGTTGATGTCAGTAAAGGACTATTGACTGACTCTTGCAGTACATCACCCGCAGTACCAACACGCTTGATTTGCCCAGTATTCCCATTACGGTCGTTGGTTAAGAACACCCCGTTATAATCAGGATACATTGTGTAATCAGTAGATAAATCAGTCACGACCGATTCAGGAATCACCCGATCGTAGTCATCAATTGCAATCGAATCCCAAAATGTTTTTTTGTACTTCGCTTTAATCGTCAAAGTATTGCTGTCAGGTTCGCTATAAACAAAACCACCTGCTGCATCCGCTATCAATTTAATTGCGGCAATCGGTGTCAGGTTTGAATAGCTCAAACTATTTGCAGGCAATACCCAACCCAATGCATCAATAAGCTGCCAGTTCAACACGATATCGCTATTTACTCGGTCAAGTTCAGCTTGAACCAATTGCACTGACGTGCGCTCATTCTCTTGGGTAAAAGAACGAGTCGGTGAATATGGCGCATCAAGCAAAGCAGTTGGACTGCGGCCAGAAAGCTTATACACCTCTTTTGCAAACTGTCTCGAGCGTGAAATATTTTCTAGCAACATCCGATGCTCATTCCCGTTTATCATGATTTTTAAAATCACGGGCTGACCATTGATCGGCTCTAACTTGGTCTTTTCATAGAATGGAATCGTTAAGTTATAAGACCAGCACCAACTACTCCGATCACAACGGTAATCACCGTTATTGACTTGGATTTCTTGCCCGTTGTCTAAGCGAGTTACTTTTAAATCATTCACGATATACCACCAATTTTTATTAACTATTCCCGGTATGCAGTCGTCAGCACCAAAATTTAAAATGAGATTGTGTGAGTCAACGTCATGACACAAACAAACAAAGTTTAAATCTGTTGAACCGACATATTCAGGCTTTGGCTGCGGTGCAATTGGATCTACAGAGGATTTGCGGTAATAAACAGCTCTCGCGACTTCCCACGGTATTGCGTCATTAGTAACTAGCTCTAAGCCTTTGTCGTACTTGAATATGAATCGTTTTTCAAACACTTCTGCGACTTCATGACTAAACGTAAATTTCTTACGCTTTCTAATCATTTCATCCCAGTCAGTCTCCCGATTGATCAGTAGCTTTTTAGACTCTTCAAACACCATGGTTCTTGCAATAAAACGCTTATCATTCTCTTGCCACACGATTTGATAGTCACTCAAGAGCCTCGTTGTTTCCTCAAAGACAGATTTAACCGATTGCTGCAGCTGTAAAGTTTTATCAAAACTCGTGATCACAGCATTAAATAGACTTAATCCACGCTCAAAAATAAAGGCGCTGTTATGCGCCTTAAATTTTGCCTTGCCATATCTGATATGACTTTCAATTAATGCAGGTAAAGCCTTTTGATAACTAAAACCACTTAAATGATTAAGTCCAAGTACGAAATTAAGATCAGAATGTGCACCGATATGTGCAACAAAACTGGTATTCATCACAGCATCAATAGAACCAAACTGGATTAAACTATCAGCGCTTATTTCAGCATTAAATTCAGTTGCAATTAGAGCATCAATGCTCGCTAAATTTACCTCCGCAGCATCTCCAAAACTCAAAACAACATTATGCGCATCAACCGTGCCTATAATCTCATTGAAATTTAGATCAACATTATGGCTATCAGGTGGGATGTAGTTTGACACATGCACACCTCTTTACGTGGACGGACGAAGTACAATTGAATTAATCATTAACATACTGCCAAGAACTAGATTTGGATTTGCTAAAGTAATATCTGTGCCCACCGCAAAATCCGCCACAGCATCACCATTGCCATTGTATAACCGCGCCCATGTTGCAGTGCCTGCTTGTGTTACTGTTGCTGTATCCGTTGGATATAACTCAATGCTATCTGCGTTTAATTGCTTAAAGCACGGCTCTGGCAGATTCATCGTGACTAGCTTATTACTTGGATTAGCTGCAACTGTCACATTTGCGGGCTTTGTACCCTTATAAAATGAAAAAGTAGCATTGCTGCTACCCGTATCTAAGAAGTTGGCTAAAGCTTGTAATTGGGCTAAGCCTGCTGCCATTGATGGAATTACACTCATTTCGGCACCACCAGATCTGCAATCACTGCGTTAAATTGATTTAAGGGATGATGTGCGACAATAAAGAACTTATTTGCATTCAGATGATTAAAAACATAATTTCCGATTTGATCGGTCATCACTTCTGAAATCAATCGCCCAGATATACGCTCAAACAGCCTTAAGCGACAAGGGAAAGGAATATTCAGCTCTTTGACTTGTCCTTTTATTGCTAAGCCAATATCACTTGTTAATATCAAATCACTTGGACAAATCGCTTGCTTAACGTCAAGGTCTAAAAGCATCATAAATCCCCAATTTTCAGAACAATCTGACCCAAGTTTGAAGTTGATGCGATAAATGCAGCGATATAAAGCGCACCATCTTTCTCGATCAATTGAAAGTTTGAATATGGCTTTTGCTGAAACAACCAAAATAAATTCTTGATTTGCCCACGTAAAACGTTTGTCAGATCTTCTTTAATAAATACAGGTGCAAACGGTGCTGTATTCGTTAATGTTGATGCACCGATTACATTATTTACTCCACTGCCTGCTGTGTCTGAACTTAGAGATAAACAGTTTGCCGTTTTATAATTGGCGCTTTGTGCATAATCCCTGAGCAATAATAATGAACTGGATGCAAATGAAGAAACCAGACCAAAATTTAAGTTTACAGACGCACCATTATTACTGAGTGTTAATTGAGATTGCAGGAACGTACAACTATTATCTGCATTTAGCAGCGACTTAAATGCACCAAATCCGTATGCTGAAGCGTGCTGTGTATTCACAGTTGCCGATGGAACTGTTGTCGTAGGAAGAATATAAAAATAATCCCCATTTCCAACCAATATCCATTGACGATTCCCAGCAGCAGGCGTTTGTGAGTTAATCAATCCACCCGACACTACACCACTAGCTGCATAATACCAACGTGCCCACCCATTGACACCACTTGTTCCACTACCTGTGCCGACCCAGTTTTTTGTAGGTGCTGAGCTATCGTAAGGAGCCTGAACACCAATCATTGTGTCAATATCTGACATATCTTCAACGATACCCACTTTGGCATATTTCGCATAAGTCGATGTATATGCAGCATCAAGCGCATCAATAACTCGAAGATATGGGCGTGATGCAAGCAACGTATTAGACGAGCGATATGCCGCTTTCCCCGTTCCGCTAAATGGCTTTAACCATCCAAGTGGCGGCAAAGAGCAATTTATTGTACCTGTGGCAGTGGTAACACTTGGTGCTGCTGCAAGCTGAAAAGTAATGCTATTGGCATTCGGTACGGTCAAAATGCGGAACTCACCGTTATATTCGGTTTGTGTCGCACCTGCAATTTTAATCACTTGATATTGCATAAAGTTGTGAGCAGAACCAAAAGTAGCCGTGACTGTCGTTCCACTAGCTGTCAATGTTGAAACCGTTTGCGATCCAAAACCATTCACTAAACAGGCATCGAGCACATCAATCATACAGCCAAAATTGTTGGTTAATTGCGGTGCATTGGTATTGGTATGCACGTAATACTTAATATCTGTACTTGCGACCATTTCTTATACTCAATAAAAAAGGCTGCACATGCAGCCCTTTGGGTTAATTCATTTAGATAACTCGGTCGATGTCACCACGATACATAATCTGGAAGTTATCACTCAAAGTAGTTGGCTCTGATTGCTTCACTGTACGAATACACCAAAGCGGATACATTGCAGCAACCGTATTAAAGCGAAGAACATTGCCTGATACCCAACCTGTTCCCCAACCCTCTTTTTTAACCACAAAATAAGGTGCGCTTGTAATTGGATTGATTGGCGCACAATCAGCATTCACATTGCCCGTTCCAATCTGCCCCGACACCTCACCGATGATTCTAAAGTTTGTTGTGTCAGTAAAAACGATCGCCCAACGTTCCTGAATAGCACCCTTATTGGTAATTTGGACAGGATACAAAGCATCGTTGTAATTTGGCGTGATTGGCGTTCCGCTTGGCTCATCTGACCAGACACTATTCCAAGTGCCCTGCACAAACTTCGATGTATAACGGCTGAACATGTCACCCACCACCACTACAGATCCAACAATCGAATTATCAGCATCATAGTTATGAGTAACTGGCTTTGTGAAAGTCACTTGGCCATTAATCTGAACGTCATTAATTAAGCCGATGTCCTGATAACGATATGACGCTGAGATAGGTGCAACCAAGGCATTTAACGCAAAGTCGCCGCTTAAAGTCACTTTGCCATAATCGTAATCAATGGTGTACATGTCATAAGGAACCTTGGTTCCATGACTATCTTCAAGCTCACACCAAGATATACGCTGATCGTTTAGGCTGTATGTTTGCCCCGCCACATGACTTGGTAACTGTTGAAGCTTAGCCGAAGCAATCACGCCAATATCGCCAACTCGGAAAATCGGGACTCGACCATCAGGCGGTAAACGTGTAGCCGACAATCCTAAAATCTCAGAATCAAGCGGAATATAGGTGTAGGCAATAGCGTTATAACGCACACTGGTTGGATCTATCCAGTACGGCACATTAATGTAAGTCTTGCCTGCATCAGTATATTCAAGCTCTGGCAAGTACCAGTCCTCAGATTCAATAGATGGGCGATTTCCACTTGTGATTTCAGTCTTGGTGTAAAAGTAAATATCAACAAAGCCCGTATCGTGGTTAACTAACCCATGTGCTTGTGCTGTTTCAATCACCCCCGCATTATCGGCTGTCAGTGTAAGTTGCCCGCCTGCCATTGCGGCAGCAACAACAGTTAAAGAACCGGGTCGAATTGGTATAGTAGGTGTTCTGAAACTGACATGCTGAATCGGTGGCATATCCGTTGTTGTCGTTAAAGACTGCAAGGTCAAATTGTTATCAACACTTGGGGTCCAACTATCAACATCAATAATCCCTGTACCGTATTGAATTGTTCCTGACTGCGTTCCACTACCAGTTGAACTATCTATGTTTCTATAGATCAAACCATTTCGATCAATAAACGTATCAGACCCCGCTTTAAATCGAACTGAACCTGACAAGATTTGCTCGTTAAAACCCTGTGTTAAATCAAAGTTGAGTTTTGCAGCAGTGACTTGTTTTGTACCTGCATTTGTACCTGATGTATCTCGATACTTTACTTGAACATCAACATTAGAAAATGCTTTTAACTGTGCCGCGACTAATTGAACTGAGCTGCCTTGAGGCAACATAACTGCTTCTGACATATTAAGAACTCATGTAGTAAGTTTGCGCTGAATAGACTTTTTGCCAGCTAGTAACATTCAAAACTGGTGTAACTTCAACCGCACCTGTGGCATAAGTAATCGTGCCTTGTACATTGCCAAGACGATCAACTAAGTTACCTGTGGTTGAATTAAGCGGCACATCAAATAAGGTGACTGTCTGAAAGACAGTTGAGCCTGTTCCACCCGATACTGGTATTTGCAGCTCTACACTATTCGGTTGAATCGCTGACCCTGTTCCAATATTGAATGTCAGCTTCTGACTTAAATCAGGTGTGACTGCTGAAACTGTCTGTGTTTTAGGATCGCCATAATTAAAGACAAAATTAAATGCCGTGTTTTTCTGCGGCAATTTATTCGGAATTAATTTGCCCACGCCAGTTGCATAATTAATACTACCAGTCGCATCCCCTGTGAATTGGCCTTGTGCGTTACTAGAAGCAGTTTTAGAAACACCATCTAATAACCATGTAACCGAAACAGAACTAGCAGCAATCGCAACTTGTCCTAAATCAAACTCAATCGCTGCAGGCAAAACAGGCAAATTTGCTCGAGCAAATGTTGCAATCGGTGTGCCCCATAGCAGCAAAATCGGCGTGCCAACATCAGGCAATGCCCCTGTCGTTAATAACCAAGTACCTGTCGTGTAATTGATTGAGCCACTACCCACTGAGTCACTTGCTCCAACCAATCTACCAGTACCATTGTCTTTGAGCGTATAGAATTTGCCTTGCGCCATATAAGAAATTGAAAGTGCACCGGGTGCAGGGATTGGTAACAATACCCCTGTCCAGTTGGTTCCTTGATTATTGGCTGTAACGGGTAAAGCATAGGATTCAAATGGCTGAGTCGGCATCGCTGCTGGCATAAAAGTCAGACTAATTGATACCGTTCCTGTACCAATCGCATTGGTCCACACAATATGCCCCGTTTGATAGTCGATCGTACCAACTTGAGTGCCTGAAAGCGTTCTTAATACTCCACCACTATCAACAATACTTTGACCAAATAAACTGAATGTAATTGATCCAGGGAAAACACTAGAGCCTATATATAAGCTCTGATTGTTATTTACATTTGTTGTGTACTGAACTGAGATTGTTCCGCTATTACCTGCAACCAATGCAACGTTTTCGCTTAATGCGTTTAGATCTAGCAACGGCGTTTCGGTCTGATTTGAGGGAATCAACTGAGAAAAGATAGAACTTGCTTCAACCGTAAAACTGCCAACACTAACATCATTATTAAGCTTTACGCTTGCACAGTACTTACCAGAATCCGCAACTACCGTTTCGCGCAATGTTGTTGCTGGCTTTGTGTTGTTGTACCACTGAGTAGCAGATACCCCTATAAAATCACGGCTTAAAGCATCTTGAAAGCTATATGTCGCAATCTTATATTCCACATCTGCATTATTCACACGAACATAAGCTGCTTTTGTTAATACATCAGTCAAACGAATGAATTGCGTTATTTCAGTTGGCAAACCCTCATTCGCAACTAAAACGATTGTGTCACCAATGCTGTTTTCTGATTCATTTTTACTCATCGCAACTTGAATCGACTTCATACCTGAATATGCAGTATCTAGCAGCGAACCAACTGCTTGTGCACCTTTAGCTAAATAATTTTCTAAACGATTTTTTGCTGAATCGCGAGTATCTGTATGTGAACGAGTGCTAAATAATAGAGCTGAAACATTCGGATCATCAGGGTTCTTAGAAATAAATACCGTTGAACCCATCAATGCATCGGTATCATTATTATTCACAGCAGGAAAAATCTTACGCATTGACACATTGCCAACTGCTCTATTTAGCTCAGATACATCAAGAAAAAGATTATTGCTTATACCATCTTCTACAACTTGACCAGAATATTTACCGCCACCGTCTGAAGTATCAGTCAAACGCTCAGATTTATATAAAACTAGATTATTGGTTTCAATCGGCATCTTAGACCTCTAAAAATTTAAATGTGACTTCGTAATGGTCACTGTCTGATACTGTTGGGAATCCCATGACAGGCTTGGCATTAATAGCACCCTCAGCATGATTGAAAATCACATTGAATTGGCGTGTATCGTGTGGATATTCAAAAACCAGTGTGAATTGCTCATCTTGCAGTGCTGACCAATCCTTAATGATTGATAGTTCAGAGCGCTTTACCCAACCTTGTCCGTCACTACCTGATAATGTTATTGGTCGACCTGATTTCTTCTTACCCTCTTGAATAATCAAAGTGCCATCAATTGCACGCTCTTGATTTTGTTCAATCGGCTTCCAATCAAATTCATCAGACCATAAAAAACCGTTCTCAAGAGGAACGGTTTCATTTGTTGCATTGCGTTTAAGTTTCATTATCTAGCCCTATTCAATTGTTCTAGCTCACTTAAAAAGTCATTCATTAAATTCTGTTGGCTAGGATCTCCAGCTAATTCAAGAGACTTGCCGCCGAACTCAATCTTATAAGTGACTGTTTTAGGGTTTGAGGTTGATATATTTGGGGTGGTATTGTTGATTTGAGGTGCAGAGATTGTAGGCGCTTTACCACCCGTTGAAATAGATCCACCGCCAGCATTACTCGAATTTTTATTTTCCCAGTACGCGAGTGTTTTCTCCATTTCTTGCTTAGTCGTATTCAAGCCAGTTGTGGTTCCACCTTTAAGCGAATTAGTCGTTTCGACTGCCAAGCTATATTTCGCTTTATCAGCTTTATCTCTCGCTTGGCTTGCATTCATACCCGCTGCAACAAGTCGGTTGTAATAATCCTCAGCCATTTGATCGATGCCGCCCTGTAGATCGGATAAGCCGCGATTATTTGAAGCATCTTTAGCCTTACGCTCTGCACTAATCTTAGCCATAGCATCTTCCCACTCTTGCAGACTGGTTTTTGCTTCTTCTCTCGCAACTCGACCAAGCTCCCTGAAACCATCAGCAGCAGAGCCACGAGCAGTACGACCGACATTTTCAACAGAGTCAGATAACTCATTCATCGACTTCACAGACGCTTTGCCAGTAGCGTCAATTTGAACTTGTAGCCCTAGTGATGCCGCTTTTGAATTTGCCGCTGCAATCACAGAAGCATCACCACTCGCATACGCAAGATCAATTGTTTTTTGATATGCTTTCTGGAGGTCAGCTTGTGTTGCTTGACCGCTATTTCTAACAGTATCAAAATCCATTAATGCTTGCTTAGCTTGTAAAGCAAGTTGATCTTTTGTCTGAATACCGAGACGCTTAAACGCTTCTGTTACTTCGTCTGTTGTCTCTTTGACTTTTCCAGTTTGAATATCCAAAGCCAACATGCCATTTTCAACTTGTCTCGTTGAAAACACACCTTGCTTTTCAAACTCAATTAACTTGGCTTTAGCAGCATCAATTTCAGCTTGCGATTTTGCCGTTTCTAACCACTTAACCCATGCTTCATAAGTGACATTTGCAGCCTGTGAACCTTTGACCCCCATCAACTCTAAATTTTGGGTGAACGTATCTAAGGCTGTGGCTTTTTTGGTAAAACCCTCGGACACTCGGTTTAACGCCACATCAAGATCAAGACCTAAAGCCTCAGCAGCTTTACGCCCCTGTCCCAGTCGTGTCTCTAAACTAACAACCGCACCGCCTGCATCTTGCTCAATCGCTTTGACAATCGCCTTGCCAGTTTTATCAAACTCAACTGCTAAACCTTGAGCTGCTACACCTGCTTCGATAGTTTTTTTAGCATTATCACTTAATGCCACGCCACCTTTGGTTGCTGCTTCGATTTGTGCCGAAGCCCAATCCTGTGCAGCCTTTATTTTTTCATCAGTGATTTTTTTACTTTCAGCCTGATAAGCTTTCTCTTTCTTATCAAGTTCAGCAAGCCCTGTAACTGCTGCATCAATCGCTGATTGATCACCTGATTTTCGAGCATCAACCAATTGCTGTTGCAGCTTGATACGCTCATCACTAATGGCTTTGTAATCAGAAACATGCTGAGCTTCTTGCGCTTTTAAATCTGTAAGTGTTTTTTGGTTGTTGGCAATACGTTCGGCATTTTTCTCATCTTGAGTTAAACCAATCTGACGAATTGCTTCAACACCAGCAGACTTAAACTCCATCGCCGCATCGGATGATTTTTTGTAATATTCCTGTGCTTTCGCACTCATTACTTCAAAATCTTTTACAGCTTGAGCTGACGTATCACCAAACGTTATTTTTGATTTCCAATAGCTAAATGCACCCGCCGCATCATAAGCAGCACCAATGATTAAATTGATACCGATGTTTAAAGCTTTGAATCCATCACTAATAAATCCAAATACTACATTTACAGCTTGAAGTGCTTTAGTAAAACCATTGGTTTTATCAGTTGCAGCATCAATTCCACTTGAGAAATTAAATATTTGACCAAGAGTCGTATTAATTACATCAACAGTGGTTTCAAATACTGTTCCGATTGTAGAACCTAGTGATTTAATCGCATCATATGCAGACAATAATGCTGTCTTGAGCGCTTCGATTGTTTGCGGATCAATCTTTTTAAGTTGATCGCCAAACCATACGAATCCTGAACCAATATCGTTTAAAAGAACTTCAACAATATTTAAATTATCAGCAAGTACCGACAACCATTGCGCCACTGTTGCACTTGCACCATTGGCCTGATCCATCTCGCCAATTAAGATTTGCCATTGAGTTGCAATTTTTTGGAGTGCATTACCAATAGTTAAAGGCAGTTCAGCATATTGAGCATCAACACCTGCTTTTTGTTTTGCTAATGCTGCAAGTACACGTTCTGCGCTGAGCTCTCCATTCTCAGCCATTTTGCGAAGTTCGCCAGTTGTAACGCCCAAGCCTTTTGCAAGTGCTTCTGCTAAACCGTAGCCACCCTCCATGATGCTGTTAAATTCTTCACCACGAAGAACACCACCTTGCATTGCTTGAATAAACTGAGTGACTGCTGCTTCTGCTTCTTGGGTGCTGCTACCGCCTAACTGAATCGCTTTAGTGACGGTACTGGTCATCTCAAGTGCAAATTGCTGGGATTTCCCCATGTCCTTTGCAACTGTATTTAAACGAGTGAACAGTGCACCAGTGTTATCAAGCGTTGAGTTTGTTTGCAGTGCGATTTGATGCACGCCTGCCATCGCTTGCTCAAAGTTTCCGCTATCTTTTGTTGATTGCTGAATCTTGGCTGATAGCATGGCATAGCTGTCTGCTGCTTCTGCAAGTTCCTTTACGCCTAAACCAACACCAAGCGCGGCCATAGCACCTACAAGCGCATTTACCGCAAACTTTGCACCGTTAATTCCTTGATCAAAGCCCGAAGTATTGGCTTGTAAGTTCAATAAGAAATCTAAACTGTTTGAAGTCATTCTCTTTTCCTGTAGGCGTAAAAAAGCCGACTTGTTAGATCGGCTTTGGTAATTTAGGCAATAAAAAACCCGACTCTTGGTCGGGCTTAATTCAATAACTTCAAAATTACATTATGAACATTTCTTTTCCCATAAAATATCCATTACTTTCGAATTATAAAAACCATCACTATCCTCTTCTATCGATACAGTATCGGTCTCTGAGTTGTAGATAAAACGCCTATAACCTGTATATCCACCCATTTTGTTTTTAGCATTAATTTCTCCACAATTACCTTTAATATTTCGGAATTTTGCAGCTTCGGGATCAAAAAGATTTCTTCGAACCTTTTCTTCAATAAAATTTACACTCTCAATAGCTTTATTTTGCTCAAGACTCTTTGCCTCTATTTCCAACTTTTCAGCATCGTTTTTTACTTGGTTATTATATTCAATACGTTGCTGCTCTTTAATCGCCTTCTCTTGGGCTTCTTGTTTTAGTTGAGCTTGACGTTCTGCTTCTAGCTGCGCCATTTTTTGATTATGTTGTTGGGTTTGAAGTGCTAATGCTTCTTCTCTAGCTTTTCGATCACTATTTGATTTCCACACAACCCCGATCATCACCAAAACAACAATGCCCACAATAGTAAAAAGCTTATTCATTTTCACACCATTATTCTAAACTCAAAATCTCATCAGCCTGGGCAGTTGGTAACTCATGCACGCTTTTTAACTTTCTATCCACTGCACGAGTTCTAACTTGAACAGCTTCAATACTACTTGAAGCCTCATCAAGTTTCTTCTTAACCTTATCCAAAGCTTCCCCGTATTTTGTCCACTCTGTTTTTACAGCAGCTAAAGTATTCCACACTTCGCCTGAACGCTTTTCTATAGCTAATGTTCTAAAGCCCATCTGCAAACTATTAAGTATTGACCAAAGTGTAGTTGGTCCAGCAAATACTATACGGAAATCTCTTTGCACCAAATCAACCAATGCAGAACGCCTAGTAACTTCAGCAAACAACCCCTCAGTAGGCAGATACAAAATGGCAAAATCTGTAGTTAGTGGTGGACTCACATACTTTTTAGATATATCGCTCGCACACTGCTTGATTGATTTTTCTAGGTCTTTTAACGCCTGATCCACTCCAGCAGCATCTGCATTTTCTTGCGCATCAACCAATCGTGTATAAAACTCTATTGGAAATTTAGCATCAATTGGCAACCATATATGTTCGCCATCACTATGCTTGCTTGGAATTTTTACGGCATACTCAACTCGTTCGGAATTTCCCTTGGTGGAAACATTAGTTTCATACTGATCAACAGTTAAAACCTGTTCAAGCATTACCCCCAATTGAACCTCGCCCCATGTACCACGCGTTTTGACATTTGTAAGAACTTTCTTTAAGTCGCCCACACCACTTGCCAAAGCTTGCATTTCACCAAGTCCGCGATGCACCTGATCAAGGCGCTCACCAATTAATTGAAATGATTCTGAAAGCCTTTTTTCAAGCGTACCCTGTAATTTTTCATCAACAGTGACACGCATTTTTTCCAATTGTTCCGAGTTATCTTTCTGTAAATTAGACAGTTTGGTCTCAATTTTTTCTCTGAGTTGCTCGGCTTGTGTTGCTTGGGCTTGGTTTAATGCATTAACCCTGTCTACAAGCGAATTTAAATATTTTGTCTGCTCATCCGACACAAATTTAAAACTTTGTTGCATGGTTTGAGCATAGGCTTGCAACTCAGTTTTGACTGCACCACCAATTTCCTCTCTCGTTAGTCGAGATTGTTGGCTAGATTCTTCCCGATTTCGACCTAGCTCATGCCCAGTAAATCTTTCTATACGCTCAAACGCTTGATTGATTGGCGTGAGTATTTCTGAGGCGTTTCCACCAGTATTCTTTCTAAGCAATAAAATTAATTGCAAAACAAGAATTAAAAGCACCCCACATGCTATAACAATTTCCAATATAGACATCACATCAATCCATAATTATAAATATTTGATTAAAATATATATTCATAGATTGAATGTGGCAATAAAAAACCATAGTTAATGATCCAACCCACTTACAAACTTATCAAAATCATTATTCTTGGCACTGGCAGCACGGGTTGCTATAGCAATCGTTTTCAATCGTTGCGACTCACGGCGTTGAGCTGCTCTTAAATATTCTATAAATGCACCATACGACATATTTAAAATATCATCTGGTCTATGACCGCAGCTAATCAAGTATTGAAATGAGTAAAACCATGATGCTGATTCAGCTTTTTGTTGTATTGGACGTTTAGGCAACTCATCTTTTTTAAAGAAATCTTCATTCACTTCAATAATTTTTAGAATGAGTTCAGCAATATCCGATGTATTTCCTAAGTGCTTTGTAAAATATTCAGGATCGAGTGTGGTTGCTAACGAAAATACACCCATGATCTGAATAATATTGGCTTCAATTAACGGCTCAATTGTTTCTATTGAATAGCTTTCCAATTGCTTTATTGGATCTGCAAAGTAAGCAAACTGGTTTAGGTTCTTAACCTGTATCTGCTTAATCTCAATATTCTGACCAATAAACATATATGGCAATGATTCATTGTTTAAGAGAAAAAAGTCATTCATAGAAAAAATCCTAAATACAGGCACAAAAAAAGACGCTAATGCGCCCCTGTGCCTGTATGTAATATTAAGTAGTTACTGAAAAACGTTCGATGTGGCCAAAGACACTTAATTCTGCATCATTGGCTTTGCTATTGTCAGCCATGCAACTACCAGTGATTGAGAACTTATTAAAATCTTCATTAATAAGATCGAATTCAGTCTCTGGTGATAGCGTTAAGCGGTGCAACTCAACCACGACTTTATCCCCTGAGATCGTATCAATCCCTTTAAATAAGACTTTATATTCTGACCCGGTATTATTTGCGATAGTGGTTCGTGTCTTGGCTGCCGCCGTACCTGACCACTTCACCGCGCCAGTAACAGATTGAACAAACTCAACAGTTCCATACACTGCATCAAGAATATATTTGCTTGAATCAATATCTGCATTAGACCCATCTTTGAACGTTACATCTGTTAGATTTCGCAAACCTAAGTCGATAATGCTTCCAGCTGTAACAGTCCCAAGTGATCGATCCGTGATAGTTTCCGATGCAATGCTAATACTATTACCACTCATCACAAGCGCCAAACTAGTTTTATTGACAGTATCTAACTCTCCATCGACATCAACCCCCGTTTGCTTGTAGAGAGTTGCATCTTTAGCACGTTGACCATAACGGCTGTCATAATGATCTACTTTATCAGATGAAATTTTTAGTTTTAGCGTTGGCATATTGCCTACGGGTAATAATGCACCCGCAACGCCGTTCACTATTTTTGCTAAACACAACTCGCCCTGCAGCGAAAGTAAATCAGGCTTCGACATTATTTTCTCCTACCTGTTTTTTGTTTGATTGCTTTACCTCAGCCTTAGGCGTTTGCTCAACATGAGCATTATTGTCTATGGCTTCGATAATTCCGTCTCGTTCTAACTGAATAATTTGTTCAGTCGGCAAAGATCCAATAATTTCACCTTTTGCCCAACGCCCAATAGGCTTCAAAGCTTTGTATTGCTTGTCCATAAATACCTCATGTAAATATTTGAATTTCAAACATCAGTGGAAAATATGCAAATCCCGGTGAGCTTCCGATTCGCACTGGTGAATTTGCCCTTTTAAACATTCGATAACCTGCGACTTGAGGATTGAATCCCTGCAGTGTGTCCAGTAGATTTCGAATGAATGGATCTGCTTCTTTACGCAGTGAGTTTGTATTTTGCAATTGAGCGCACGCATCTCGAATACACAACACGACTAACCATTGCTGAAATACAGTTGCTGAACTTCCGTTACTCGCGCTATCACCAATACGATCGTCGAAATAAATCACACTAACTGACGGCGCATTGTTTGAGGCTTCGAGCATTGCCTCTATCGTAAATGGAGTATTGACCTCAACCAAATCAGTCATTGCTGTTTGAATTTTCTCAACCAAAATTGGCTCAACTGCAAAATAGTCTTTAATTACTGTCATAGTTACACCACAAATATTCCAGTACCAAATAAGTGTGTAGGTTGATCATCCTGCACGGGAAAATTCAAAACAGCTTTGCCTGTTGCAATGTTTTTAAGCCAACTCATCACATCTTCGTAATCAAGGCGAACAATTTCCGTTGGCTTGTCCTTGTACAAGTAATATCGTGCGACTACAGCAACGGCACGTTTTACTGGCTCAGTAGTAACAGGTAACGGTAAGGGATATTGAACAGCAATATAGCCATTCACCATTTCTACAGCATCCGAAATGGCTTGTTCGGATGTAGGTGGGTTAGATCCATCTGTTTTGGCAATATTACGTTCAAGTCTGACGATTTCAGTTTCACCAAAACGACCAATAAGCTCATCCCGTGTTAAGTAAGACATTTAATCCACCACTCTATATGTTATTGATTGTCTCAATTGGCCAGTATCTATTAATGGCTTGCTGCTTCCTTTACGCTTAATTGTTTGAGCTTTCAACGGCGTAAATTTGCCATTCACCATGTACATCTGCACATCTGCCGCAGCTTGCATCCCTAATACCTGCTTAATCTTTGTAGGAGTGGTTCTAAGTAAAAGTAAGTCCTTTACTTCTCCCAGCAAATATTTGCCGTATTTGCCTTGGTTTAAAGTGATTGATGCACGAAGAAACGATCGCTCTGGAATTTTGCGGCTAGGTGCTCCATATTCATGAATTGCTGCGAGATCAGGCATCGTGATTGAACGTTTACCGCTATGCATCCCAAAAGCGCCAATCTCAACCTTGCCTAGAAACTTATTCGCTTGCTTTTGGAATTGTTTTAGAATCCAACTCGGATTTTCTGACATTTCAACTTTGACTTTGAACATGGCCATCTAGCCTCTTATTACTTAGTGGCCGCCAACTTTGCTTGCAGATCTTCAAGTGATTCATCATCACTAAATTCGACATTAAGCTCGGTCAATTTGGCTTTTACTTCCACCAATTCAGCTTCACGTTTTGCCTTAGCTGCTGTATCAGCTTTACCACTTGGCTTAGTTTTCTTAACTTCAGATATGAACAATTCACCTGATTTTTCTAAAGCGTTAAAAACAGGATGATCGACTAAAGCTTCATGTTGCTCATCAGTGATTTCAACTTCTTCGCCTTTCGGCAATACAACTGCACCGAATTTGGTACGTGCTGATAGGCGACCCATTTCACCCTGATATGTATATTTCGGCATTTTCATTGCTCCAAAAATGACTAAAGCCGCTTAATTGCGGCTATTTAGTCATGATTTGTAAATTGGTTAATTAAGTTTTAGGAACGTCCATATAGCGTAAGCTGTCAACACGTTTGAGCCATACACCTTGATATAAGTAATAACCCGGTGTGAATAGATCAAGCCCATCAGCTTGAGGTGCTAAGAATTCCAACTCTTTTGGAATACGCATTTCAATACAAGCTGGATCACGACGATAAACAGTAATACGGCGAATACCACCCACCCCCATCGACTCTGTACGACTTGTTGCACGAATAGTGAGTTTTTTCCCTTCAAGCGCAAGCAAGTTATTTTTAGACACCCATTCAAAAATAGTGGTTTCTAAATTATCAGCGATACGTCGTTGAGTCAGAATACGCATTAAGCTTGTTGGAAGAATCATCGTATCTGGAGTGATTGCAGGATTAAACTCACTCGCTTCAATCGCATCCGATAAGATGTCATTAATGTCTGCAAGGATTTCATCCGGTGTTGCAGTTTCCCATGCTTTTAATGCAGTCTGAACATTAACCCCAGTTTGGTTAAACAAACCACGCAAACCTAGATTAAGATCACCCACCCAAGCAATACGAGACATATGCTTCTCAAAGCCCAAACGTGCAGCTTGGATCTTGTCAGCTTCAAGAGTGATACCGGCTTGAGATGCTGTGGCCAATTCAAGAATTGAATATTGATAACCAATTGAGCCAGAACGAACGCCTAGATCCACGTTGTCGTAGAATACTTCAGCTAATGGAATGTCATTACCCGTACCGCTATGGTCCTGACCTTCACCTACGCCGTTTTTACGTTGTAATGTATGTTTGGTCCCTACGACTGCAGGGAAATTTGATTTCACTGGAATATACGAAGCGTATTCAGTTGCTTCAGTCATTTGTGGTGTCATTTCATTACTTGTTTCTAATTGAACAAGTAAAGTCACCAAATTTTTAAGATTAAATGCATCACCCGCCTGAGCTTGCATAATTGGTGCTACACCACCAAAAAGGGCGAGCTTTCGATTAATTAGTTGTTCACGATTCATGTATTAAGCCCCGCGTAATTGAACAATAGCCATGCCATCAGCATTGGAAATGCAATCCCAAGTAGCTCCGACTAATTCCGTGCCATCTGTTGCACTTGTTTGATATGAACCCAATGGGTTGTTAGTGGTTGCATTCGCTGTGCGAACGTAAACCTTGCCACCTGTGGCTGTAATTGGAACCGCGGGTTTTACCCAGATTCGACCGACTCGCATAATCGGCGGCACGTCATACTGTTGATATGCTTCTTTGCCACTTGAATCAGTACCGTTCTTGCCGATGTGTTGATGCACAACGATACCGATAGGACGCAAGCCACCCCCAACGACAGAACAACGAACGCCGTCACCTGCATCACAAGCGACTTGACCATCATTTAAAGTGCCTGCCCCTGCCATTGGCATAGAGCGCACATCTTCAGGCGTACTTTTAAGGCGTTGCCCGACTACCGCCACTTTTGAATTAAGCTGCATTTATTAGCTCCTTAAATATCTTTTTTCCAAGCTGTTGTTTTGTCATAGCCCTGTTCTTGTGCAGGTGCCGCACCATTCCCTCTTGCTGGTGGGGTATTTTGGCTATCACCCGTAAAGAAACTATTAATTGGGTTTGACGGGGTTTGAGTGCCACTGGTTGCAACAAGCGCACGAAACACCATGTCGACTTGCTCAGGCTTAGCGTCGACAACCGCAACAGTTCCCAAGATTGCACCAACGATTGCATCGCCAGCTTTGGCAGTAATAGCCTCACGCTTAATTTGCTCACAAGAACACCCATCCGTTTTGACATTTGCATTGAGTTTTTTTGCATCTGAAATTACAGTCGCTCGCTCATTGGCCAATGCCTCTAACTTTTCTGGTGTGACTTGATTGGCTTCAAGCGTTGTTACTTTTTCAGCATTGGTTTTTGCATCTGCAACCACTTTATCGATCACAGCTTGAACTGCGGCCAACTCTGAAATTGAAAACTCTTGATCTCCAATTTTGAGTTTTGAATTAACCGTTTGTTGCAATGAAGCTAATAAGTCCTGATCTTTTTTTAGTGCTGCTGTAAGAGCCGCATTATCGGCAACATCAAATGGGATGCCATTTACAATGATTTGCATTGTTTTCTCCGTTGGATTTGGTTGATTTGGGTTTTGATCGCCTATGCGGCAATCGCCACCGCAACGGCCATATTTGACAAGGGCAACATGATCGCCGTAGAAGTTTTTGAACTCAGCTTGGTACGGCGTACCATCTGGTGAAGTACCAGTAATGAAATGAAGTTCAGCGCCGTAACCTAAAGACAATTCCAAACGCTCTTGGCTTTGGATCTGCTGAATCACATCACTGTCTTTAATCAGCAAATCGCCAATTAGATAATCCCCATCACGACGAACATTCGATAATGTGCCGATTGAATGAGTTTTCCATGTGGCAGCATTTACAGCATTACCCGGTGGGTGGTTATCAGTAACATCCACACCCTGATAGCTTTGGATTGTTTCAGGTCGAAATAGCTCATCGGCTGAACTAAAGACATTAATGACCTGATCAGGCGTATAGCCCTCTATCCCATTAAATTCGGCTGCGTAGTATTGGCGTACCTGAGGTGCTTTACCGAGTCGAGCATCTTTGCACAATAAAAAACCCTCTGGAGTGAGGGTTCTTGTTGATTGAGCAGGTGCAAAGTCACCTAACTTTAAATGTAGTAAGTAGCGTTTCATTTCACTTCCTATGGCTTTTTAGGTGGTGCTTTGGATGGTTGAATAAAATTAGATCTACATTGGCAATTTAAAATGCTATTAGTTCTCCGATTAAGACAAGTCATATAACCGCCGTGTTTATTGGTATATGCACAATTTCTGCACTGGCACTTAGTCATGCTTTTATTCCTATAGGCAATAAAAAACCCACTTCGATTGAGTGGGTTTAGTTGCTTAGTGTTATTTACTGTATTGTGTTGCCAGAATCAACTTTGAGCTGCCATTGCCTGTTCGGGCGACTTTGCATTCTTATCAAATAAATGCGCCGTGTAAGGTATTGGTACACATCGGCATCTAATTGGAATACCCGGATGCCCGTCTGATGGTGGGTCATTCCATGCGAATATCAAACCATCTCGTAAGCGGTGCGAATGTCTTACACGCTCATCATGACTCGTTGACCAAGTGTAGTGAGTAATCCCTAACTTTTGCTGACGGATCTGAGCAAGTCGCCCGTTGATTTTTCCAAGCTGATCAACCGCAATTAACTTAGCGCGTGAATCAGTAGAATGGCCAATGTCCAAAATAGATTTTTTAATCTCATCCGAACGCTTTCCTGTCTGTATGCCATCCAATACAGCGGCTTCGACTTTATCTAAGTATTGCTTAGGTATTGACTGGATCAGAGATACATTTGCAGCAATAGCGCTATCGACTGCATCTTGTAGATCCTCATCTCGCATCAAGCCAGTAAAATCCAAACCAGTAGACTTTTGCAGCATTTCAGCTATTTGCTTATCGCTTGCTTTTTTCTGCTTCAGAACGATTTGCGTGGCCAGTTGTGCAGCTATCAAATCGATACTATTCGTGATCTTCTGTTTTAGATTTCCCAGTGCGTTTTTAACACTGGAAAATATGCCATCTCCGATATGGATCTGAATTGAATCACCCATATTGAAAGCCAACATCGGCTCAATATCATCTTTCACACCCTTTTGACATAAATGACTAATCGATAAGAGTGCCTTGTAATATTCAACTTCCGTTTTCTTGGATATGAATATTGGCTGTGGTTTGGCCTTACGTCCTAACTTAGTTTTATGAGCTTGCTGAATGAGCGGCTTAAGGTTGCTGAGAATTGTCATCTATTTGCCCCGCCAAATCATCGAGCGCTTGGATATGAGCATCATCTATAAAATCGTATGTACCATCTTGCTGAAGCTGCTTCGCAATCATTGCTTCAGTGATAATGCCTTTTTCTAAATATTTGATGTCACGCTCAGTATTGTTCTTCTCTACTTCAGATCGAGTTTTTACATCTAGCTGCCAGAGCGGATAGAACACAAAATTAAAGCCTGTTGGTATCGCTCCAAACAGGCTTTTAAAAATCACGGGAAATATCCGTTCTAGTATGGGTCGCAAGGTCCAGTTTTGTTCTGTATTGACTCGATCGTAGTAACTTCGCAAATCGAACTCACCACTATTATTTAAACCCGAAGTGGTTTGCCCAAATAACAATGTATAAGGCATATCTGCGGCACCCGCCGTTTGTTGGCCAAACTCTCGCATAAGCTCAGGCAAGCCGCCAAATGTATATGACTTGGACTCGTACTCTTCATCTTTATCAATGACAAGCATGCCATTGATACTTTTAAGCAGAGCTGCTGCACCAAATCGCTCCATCATGTCTTTAGTACGATCAATGATTTTCATCATTAGATCTGGTGTACGAATCACATCCACTTTTGCTTCGTGTACTAGACTTGCTGCACCCGCATTGGTTGCGATGTAATTTCGCAAAGTGTAGTAAATGGCCAACAAAAGCGACTCTCCCTCATCGCCGTGTTTCACACACATGATTCGAGAATGATGTATTTTGCTTTGAGTACCATTGCCATTACTAATTTGGTAATACATTGGTTGTTCTGGTTCACCTGCGCTCAGCTCTAAAGGTACATACTCCTGATTTAAAGGCTGTACTTTGGATTTCTTTAGAACTGTGAAAAATTGAAGCCCACCTTGTCTTAACTTTTCAATCTCAAAAGGCTGATCCAATTGCAAACCATCTGCTAATCCAAATACCAAATACGCTCGACCATACAAACGAGACCAGATCAGTAGCTTTGCCAATCGCTCGACTAAACACAGGCGCTTAATTTCGTCACTGATCTTGAGTATTTGACCATCCTCTAAACCATTGAAGTACCAACCAGCCCGAAGCATATCCAACACAGGGCGATTGACAATTTTCTTAGCAAGCCAGTCTTGATATACCGCTTCGAAATCATAATCAGTAAGATTGGTTTCTTTCGCAAAATGGCCATGTGATGATTTATCACGGCTTGTATTGAGATTCGATACAAAATTGACATAAGCACCATCATTCACAATGACTGGCGCTTGTGTTTGATTGCGCTCTTCCAAGATATTCTCCTTAATCTAAAAGGTCGTAAGGATTCACAACCATATTTTCGATCGCATCAATTGTTGGGTCCCACTGGTCATCGTGGTCATGGGTCATATCTGCTGTTAGACCTTCAATTTCTTCGATGTAATTTAATAACCACGGCGCTTTAGCGGGTAACATCACCAAACCATCTTCCACATAGAAAACAACATCCATAGTCCTAACGAGCTTGTCTGTATCTCGTTGGATTGCTCTAATCGGGATAGTTGTTTCTCTTGAAATGGTTTGAATTAAAGTTGTACCACTGGCTTTATCCTCAACTGCCATATAGCGTAGATTCCCGATTTTGGTATCACCCGCTTTATGTTTATTGATGAACTTCTTACCTTCTTTTATAAGCTCTGGTGCTTCCCACTTCCCGCGATGCACATCGATGATATAGAGCTTGTTGTCGTACCCTAGGCCAGCACATAAGAAAACTGAGAAATCGTTATGCTCTTTAATCTTTTGCGCCGTATCGGCAAAGATTGCTCGCCATTTAAGTAGCGGCAACTCTAAATAACGCCCAAACCATTCAGACTTAACTAAATCACCGCCTAACTTTTTAGGGTTCTGCATGTACTGACTGGCAAACGTATAACGTGAGACAGTCGCGCCGTCTTTATCTTCACCGCCCTTTTCTAATTGCAGTAATGATTGAAGTGATTCCTTTAATGGCCAATAGCTTTGGCGGCCGTGCTGATCTCGTTCTACATTTCGCGGGATTTTGGCTTGAATATGCTCTGGCAATTGATTGATGTAGTCATCATCGATCAATGCAGGAATGCTGATCTGTTCCCAATCACCGGGTACATTTCCAGTCATCACAAAATTAGTCGGATCTTCAACGTGTAAACGCTGCATGATCAAAATAATTGGTGTGTCTGATTTAGCTTTACGTGAGTTGACCGTGTTAAGGATCTTACGGTTGGCTTTCTTACGTGCTGACTTACTAAAAGCATCTTCGGGCTTTAATGGGTCATCAAGAATGATTGCACCTGTAAACCCGTCATTTGCTAATGTACCTGCACGTCGACCTGTTACTTGCCCGCCCATTGAAGCGGAATAAACATGCCCCGCATCGTAGCCATCAACTGTCGTTTTCCAACTAGATTTAGCATCCGTGCTTGTTGATATTTTGACTGGCCATAAACTTTGGAAATCTATTGATTTGACAATGTTTCGCGCCGTGGCAGATACGTCCTCAACCAGTGACTGAGAAAACGATAAATACAGAAATCGTGATCGAGCATTTCTAGCTAAACCACGGGCAATTAAATTAGTCAGTAATTCAGTTTTACCTGATCCGGGTGGAACGTTAATGACAAGGTTTTTAACTTTTCCAGATATGACTTGATCAATCTTGTCTGCAATATATTCATGATGCCAATTGACTGAAAACTTAAAGCCCATTCGAGGCAAGAAAAAACGCCGTGTAAAGAATAAATGTTCTTTCTCACAGCGTTCTCGTTCTAACTGCATTTCAAGCAGACTAGTATTTACTTTCGAGTTCATCCATTGCCTGCCTTATCTGTTCAGGCGTAGCTACAACATGAGTAACTTGCTCAGGGTTTAAAGGCTGGCCATCTGCGCCAGTTAATTGCGTTTTGCTTGTATTGGTATAAAGCCCACCCATTTCTTTAGCCGCTTGCTCGGCCCATTTCGGAATCAAAACTGGATTGTTTGGGTATTTATCAACTAAACCCTGTAGAAGCTGAAGTCGATAGCGCATGTTGGCAATAGGAATAGCTTCAAGTTCTTGGTTTGCTATACGGCGATACTCAAAGAATTTATCTCGTAATTCCTGACTTAGGTCTTGGCCAATTCTTTTTGTTGGATCGTAAGCCTCACATTGTTGTGGGGTCACATCAATACTAAAAACTTCTTTAACTGAACGGGATGTTTGGGTTGGTGTTTCAAACTCAGCAAGCATCCTAACGATGAACAGTTTCACCTTTTTGGTAATACGTGCCATTTCCACCATTCCATCTAAGTACATCTAAGAAGAATGGCAAAAAAATTTCTAAACCACTCTTAAATAACAAGTTCCACATGCATGGTAAACATCAGCTTTTGCTACCGTTGGACGTTGATTTGCAGCATTAACCATTTCTTGAACTTCCTGATTTGCTCCATAACGGCGAACAACGCCCGTGAACTCTTCAACATCATGACCTTGTATTGTCAACTTGGGCTTACCAGTTTCACGGTTATAGGATGGGATGCCCCATTCATCTTTCTTGTGGGCAATATGATAAAGCTCATGTTCGATCAAAGCACAAAAATCAACATCATTAGCTTGTTTTGCATAGGTTGCATCAATCGTGATTAAGTAATCGGGCATATCATTGAACCATTGATAGAACTGCTCTTCCTGCCGTTCCTTTTTCCACCCACCTGCATTAATCATGATCTTTTCAGCTTGGCCAACGACAAAGCGACCATGTTTCTTAAATCCACCTTTTGCCCACATCACGGCGATCTGTGGATAGTAGAACGCTCCCAGATGTGCATGATCAGGGTTGAATAGCTTATGTTCAGGATTGAGGAAAATAGACTTGATCCATCGCCATAATTCAGGTGCTGGTGCAAAGTTTGGTGTGTCTAAGGCAAAAATCCATTCTGGTGGATATGGACGTTGCTGAATTACAAATCCGACTTCTTTCATAAAATCCACCCATTAAAAAACCCTCCGAAGAGGGCTATTTTAAAAATTAGTTATTATTACAATTTCATAGGTTTTACCAGATGATGAATCTTTGTAGTAATTACCATCAATCTGCGGCATTTCAACTCCACCTACAACAATGCTTTTGGGGAATGGGTAATCATCCCATTTGTTACTCTCTCTAGCCAACTTATGCGCTTGCTGATTTTCTTCGGGAATTTCTATATACACTAGATGTTCCACCCCATCAGAATCCTTAACTATTACTTTTCCATTATTAGACATTTTCATCCCCCTTAGTTATTGGAGATATTTTTATAACACATAACGGCGGCCTTTCAGCCACTTCAATTTTTCTATGGCCAAAAAATATCGCTCATCTTGTTGAGCGATCTCTTCATCAGTTAAACCTTTTGTTGTGCAACTGCCATTGGTTTAGCTTATATACACTTGGTTGCATTCATGAAATGTCAATAAACCCTAATTTTATATACCTGTGAAGCTACCCTCAAAAATATAAAATTCGCCAAATTTATCAAATGTTTTCAATTATTAGACTTGCTACACCATTAGGGTCTTTCCACATTGGCACATGTCCCCAACCTTTTGCCTCAATCCATTTTGTGTGTATAGGTAATTCTTGTTTTATCTGGCAATTTTTACGAGTTAATAACCAATCTTTTGAACCAAAAGCTATTGTTATGGGAATTTTAATATTTTGGCCATCTATAAATCGACCCGCATTTGAAAATGTTCTTTCAAAGTCAGATGCTTTTGAAAAATCATTAATAGAATTAATTGCATCCTCTTGTGAAATTTTTCGACCTCCAATACTTATTGGAACTGCTAAGAAAAGTTCTCTACAAATACCGAATTTCATTAGTTCTCTAGACAGCCATGGCATTTGCTTTATTGCATATCTCAAACTATAAAAAATCGTCTTTACATGAGGTGGTGACTTAAACCATAGCCCAGCTGGAGAAATTGCAACTACTGAACTAGCTAAACCAATGCGAGCCGCCTCTAAAGCCATCCACCCTCCCATTGAATTTCCAACAATGTCTACAGGTTGATCAATCCCCATTTCATGAAGCTGTTCTGACAATGCTTTAACGAGATTTTCAATGGTAGGTTCTATTTTTGAATCAAACTTTGGGCTTTCACCAAATCCAGCAACATCAAATGCAATTACTCGACGCGATTTACTGAGTAAGGGAATAATTGGATTCCATGCTTTATGTGACATACCAATGCCATGCAACAAGATTAGTGGGCGACCAGACCCAACATCTAATTTATTCCACATCATTATTAACCTTATTTTGCAAATATTTAATCCATTAAGTTAAATTTAATGGATTAAATAACTTTAATCTTTGACTCTCACTGAATAATATATTGTTTTTAAAGTCATCATATTTTAACCAATTAAATCTCAGACAACAAAAAAGCCCGCATATGCGAGCTTTCAAATTTTTTCAGGGCAATTACTTTATAAAACGCCCATTTTAGAAATACTTATACGCAAGTGTATACCTTGCTGTCAAGCATAAGATGCTACTTGTTCATCCTGGTTAAATTCAAAATGAAATGATTTAGCTAATCTATTACGGATTTGATTCTCCCATTCAGCGACAATGGATTCACCCAACAACTCATATTTTTGATAGCTTTTGATGTAGGCAGTCTTGGTTAGTGTCAAATGAGCTATGTTAATTTTCTCATTCAATGTATATGGTCGTTTTCCAGATCCTTCACATTTTTCACAAAACTTAGTACCAATTGGGTTTGCATTACCTTCAAAAATTTCTAACTTACCCAAACCTTGGCACGGCGGGCACATTGCTTTTACAAATAAATGACCACGCAAAACAACCTCAGCCACACCTTTGGCCACATTGGTTAAATCACCTTGGCAATTGTTAGGTTTAAAGTTTTTCTTAATCATTTCCTTATGGATCTTGCCAGCAAGAAAGTTTCTAATTCTAAAAAACTCAGTTGATGAAATATTGCCTTTCTTAATTTCTACTTTACCCGGTATATCATCAATACGTTTTTTAACTTCCTTGCCATTAATGATTTTGGTTTCATATATTTTTTTAGATTCAGTAACTACGGCGATCCTTTCAAAATCTACACGTTCAAGTAGTATTTCCGCCCATTTCTTAGCTTGTGGTGGTAATAGCGCAATTTCACCTAACACCACATCTTTTGTAATTTTTCCTTTACCGTTACTTTGAGCAATAGCCAAACGCAACAACTCCAAAAAATCAAACTTCTCAACTAACATATATTGCGCTCCTATTACTTAAACAACTTGCATGTAAACCGAGTTCCATTTACCCAGTAAACATCCTGATCTTTACAAACCTGCACCGTGTTCCATGTTTTTACAGCCACTACAACAATGGCGAAAATGATAAAAGCTATAATTAACAACCAGTCGTTATTTTGCTGTCTCATCGCCTAGACCTCTTTAATGTCAATATTTAAAACCGTTTTCATTAAGTGCTTTTTGTTTCGATAACTGTCTTTCTTTCTCGTTGCTTCCGACTTCACATCTTCGACAATGTATTCACCTGTGATGATGTAGTAAGTGAAATCAGCAAAATAACGTAACGCTGGCTTTGCCCTTTTCTCTCCCTCAAGTTTCGTTTTGGGTGCTAGTTCAAATTTAGTGTGATGTTCCAAACTGAAGATCTCGCCCCTTTGCTGCATCGCTTTAAGCTCGATGTACCGCTTGTGTTCTTTCTTGCTGTCAAAAGTCATCCCGTCCATTTCAACTTTCTGAGCATTAAACTTATTGCGTTTAGCAGCCTTGGGCTTGTCCAACTGCTTTAAGATTTCACGGCGGTACTGATCGATGCTCATTGATGTCATTAAAATTCACCAACCATTTCAATCACTGTTTTGATTGCTTTCAATGTCATGTCTTTATCAACTGGATTCATCAAAAGAGTTTGTATGTGCCAGCATTTCGTTTGATATTTATTAGCCTTTGCCTTGTGAGCCTTGCAATTACGATCCAACTCATCATTAAATAGAAGCAACTCAGCGTGTTCTTGCTGAAGCTGCTCAAGTGTCATGTTCATGTAGTCACTCATCAAAACCACCCTTGAGTGCTTGCTCTAACTCGTCTAATAAGTCAAATATATGCACTCCACCAAAACTCCAGTCATCAATTAGTTTCTGTGCCGCATCCACCCGCTTTTGCAGCTCATCAATTTTGGATTGTTGTTCTTTAAAAGAAATGTAGCTTGTGTTTAGCATGCAACAATAAATCACACATTCATCTTCATCATTATCTGAAATCCAATTTACATCAGGCAGATAAGCATCTTGCTCAGAGTCAAAAGTACAAGAATCCAAACAACGCTGTGCCGAACCCTCGGTAGCAAATTTCAAACTTAAAAAATGTTTCTCAAATTCACTTCTCATCACTTCACCCTCTCATCGTATTTCTTGCAGTTTGGGGATGTGTAATCTTCTGGATAATCTAGGATTTCGCAGTCAATACGATGGCCTGCTGCGATTTCTTCTGGTGTAGCGTGTCTAAAGTTTGACTCATGCGCAAACGAGTATTCTTTTTTGCTCCAATAAGCTCTAATAAATTCGTCGTTGTAGGCTTGAATCTTCATAACCTTGTTTTGACTGCTATTGTTTAAAACCACAGATTCCCCGACTTTAAACATGCTCACCTCCGATTAATCTGTGATTTCTATAGTGAAAGAAAGCAATGCTTGATATGCTCTTTGATCTATCTGATCCTTGTATCTTTCAGCTACGACTTTTATTTGATCTTCTTTTGCCTTCTTGTACGCCATAAAAGCATCAGTAGGCGTAGGGAAAGAACCAAGAAATTTGTTTTTGTTATCAATCTTTAAACAAGACTGGTATTTTTTGTCTCGTGAACTATAGAAAACACCGATTGGATATTTCCCTCTTGACGCCTTGCTATTTGTAATGAGCACATTTATTGCTTTTGGCACAAAACAACAAGTATCTAGTGAATAGTGTTTGCTTCCTTTGCTAATGATGTCTTTATCTAGCTGCCAGCCTTCAGTTAGTGCTTTATCAAATCCTTTGATTTTTGACACATCTTCTAAGAACGCTTTAAGACTCAACCATCTTGGATCTACTGTTGTTCCAATATATGTTGGTTTACGTTCATGACATTTTTGACTATAAGCTCGCTCCAACATGTTCTGCCAAAGCTTGTACTCAGTAGTATGTCTTTTCTCTGCCGCCAACCATGTTGAACGACCTAGATCATTAACACCCACTCCAAATACAAGCCTCGCCTTTTCAACACCGTGCTGCTTTATAAAATTGATCGCGTTCATTAGCCTTGCTCCTTTTTTGAGTTTAGTTTTACGTCTCTTTTCCCAACAAAGTTGTAGTCAAGCCCTTTGAGCACATCACCTTCTACACCAGCTACATACATCAAATCACCTATAAATTTTTGACTTTCCCTGCCGCACAATTCGATTGTTTGCTGATAGCTCGTAATCTCTACCATGTCTCCTACTTTGATTTCATACTCTTCATCAAAGATGCGATTAAGAAATTCATTGACTGATTTAGATGCTAATCGCTCTTGCTCGGTTTCCTCACCACAGCACACAGTCTCAAGATCTTCTTCACTTAATTTAGATAACTCCAATTCGATTGTTTCTAGTAAATTGCTATCAAGTGTTTGTAACCAGTTAAGCAATAATTCGACTTTCTCTGACTCTAGTTCTATGCGGTTAATCATTCCGTTGTCGTACCAAATCTCTTTTGCTGCTTTGACAATGTTGCTGTAATCAACTTCAATCAGTGCTTTTTTTAATTCTGATTCACTGATTTCCGTGCAGCTCGCTTTATCTGACAAACCACAAGCTGCCGCAACAATTTCAACTGAGTTCATATTTTTATTCATCACCCTTCTCCTGCACTGCTCAGCAAGTTCTTTTCACAAGCGCGGCGGTTCATATCCGCCAGATGCATAATTTCAGTTTTAAGTTGATGTTCACCGTTATTCTGAAATGCCTTGATCACTTGGCGAACTACGATAATTTCGTAGTGAGGTCGGCGTTTAATATCTGCTAACCACACCAGATAAAATCTAATATCCGAATTTGTTAGAACGATATTCATGCAGCCGCCCCTTTGGTTTGTTTAAAACCAAGTTCGATCAGGAATGGAATGAATGGTTTTTGTTGTTCAGGATCTGAGATCAATACAGCCATACGCTTAGCTGCATCCATCCAAGACTCACCACTTCGACAAAACGAATCTTTGAACTCAGGATGGAAAACCATTTCTTTTGCAAACTTGTAGAGCTGTTTGTCAGACGCAAACTTAATAACTTCAGGTGTGCTGTTTTCAATTTGAGCTTGTTGGCCAGAATTTTTGTTTTCAGAAAAACGTTGTACTGGTGTTTTCATCTTTGCGTATTTAGCGCGAGCTTTAAGCATCCAGTCAGCAAAGAATCGAACCATGTTTTCATCAGAATGATTTCTCTCTTCATTGAAACTTTTGAAGCTAGATAATTCACGATCAAACCATGCAGCTTCAAAAATCTCGCTGGTATCGATTGAGTGATCGATAGAACAAATTTCTAATTTCAAATTTTCCAAAACAAACCACGTATTATTTTTATTTTGATAGTTGTTTTTGATAGTTGTATTTTGTGGGTTAAAATTCTTTACCACTTGCGGTAAAAATTCTTTACCACCTGTGGTTAAAATTTTTAACCAGTTGCCATTTGAAGTGGTAAAAATATTTAACCACTTGGTAGAGTTATCCACATCCTTAAGGTGGTTAAAATTTTTAACCACTACAGATTTATTTGAAGCAGTTTTTAATACAAAACTCACTCGATTTGAGCTTATTTTTTCTCCATAACCAAAGTGGTTAAAATTCTTTACCGTCTCTTTTTTGAACAAAACCAGTGCTTTTACCAGTACCTTTTTTGATGGAAATTTAACCCACTCACCAAGATTATAATTGTCTACTGGTGAATACACATTGCCATATTTAGACTGGTGGTGTTTCTTGATTAAGCCTACCTCCTCTAATTCGTTAAGGCATTTAGAAACTGTTGGGCGACTTTTCTTTGATAGCTTCTCAAGCTGACGTAAAGAAAGTGCATCGCTCTCTTTAGTCCAGCCACGTGTTTTTCTGACGATCAGTAAATAGATTTTTACTGATGCATCACTTAGCTTATTCATAGCATCATCAACAAATGCGTTGGCGATCATGAATGAATTAGGTACAAATTTACTCAAGACTCACCATCCTTGGTTAAGTTAATAAACCGTCCAAAAATTATGATCTTTCCAGCACGATGCAAACTTGTAATAACAAGCGAAGCATCGCCGTAACTCATGCCGTGCGCACGGCTTAAAGCCTCTACAAACTCATCCTTAGTTATAGCGGCATTCGCTTCATCACGATTGATTTTACGCAAATTAGCCTTACGAATTTCTAAGAAATCGCTTAGTATTTTGAGCGATGGATCGTACCAAGACTGAATAGCTTGAATTTGTTTATGCTCTGGCAATTTTGCAGAAGTATTCATGACACCTCCTTTTGAGCTGCAAATGCATTACTCAAGTGGATCTGCACATCATTGGAAATGGTTTTACATTTTGGAGAAATGTTGTTTTCTATATGCTGGTCATCACCAAAAGTGGTTAATGCTGGCAAACGGCGTTGATTTATAAACTCTGCAACAGTCGCGTGACGAATCAAATGATTAAGCGCAAAGCTGTTATTCCCATTGAGTAACACGCCATTTTTCTGCACTTGAGTTACAGTCATCAAATGATTTGGTTTAGATTCATCAATAAAAACAACAGTGTCACCTTCTACAAAATCACTGTTGTTCACTTGAAGCTGTTTTGGTATATTTGTCATGTTCATTTCCTATAGTTATGAATGCCTAAGCCTGATCTGATACATCAGGCTTTTTCTTTGCTTGAATCCCCGTAAATCCCGTCAAATCCCTCCGAAAAACTAACCTCAGTTGAGATTTCCCTTACTAAAGCTCCTAATCCCAAGCGCTCAAATGATTTTGCTTGTAGATTAAGTACATGCCACTCACCTACGATTTCTTTCTCAAGAAGAAACGCAAGGTATTGAGCTAGGTCTTTACCTTTAATTTCAGCCAGAACTTTTGCTCGTTCATGGATTTCAGGAGATAAACGCACATGCGTAGATTTTTTATCCAAACTCATACTGTCACCTGTTGTTCTGAGGTTTTACCCAAAAAGAAATTAAACAATCCCTCATGAGTTAGTTTTTTATTGCTGGCATCAACCATCTTTTGAATGGTTTCCATGCTTGGTTTTTTTCGACCGTGGATTAGATGAGATTCCATGTATCTATAAGAAATGCTTGCTGTTTCGCAAAATTGGATACGTTCACTTTTCTCTAGTCCACGCCAAAATTCATAAAGCGTAAGCATAAGTACACCTTTCAGGTAAATTAAATATAAATATACCTACAAGGTAAATAAAAAACAACCTGACAGGGTATTTATTTTTTCTACCCCATAGGTAAATTATTAATTAATGTTGTATAGGTAGATTTGATTGTGACTGAATTACAAACAATTCATGAGATAAGGCTGAGTAATGCTAGAAAACTTATGGAAGACTCAGGTTTGGATCGTACAGAGTTTGCTGAAAAAATTCAGATGTCCTATAACTTGCTTAGTCAATATATTGGGAAAAATCCAACTAAAAACATAGGTGATGAAACAGCAGAAAAAATAGAGCAGGCCTTTAATAAACCCAAGGGTTTTTTGGATCAATCGCAAGACAACCTATCAAAAAGCCTACCTGATCATTATATACCGCCTATCATTCATGATGGCTTGCCTGCCAGCAAACAAACACCTGTTATCTCTTGGGTGCAAGCTGGTGACTTTACCCCTGTTGTCTCGGCCGATATGTCGCATGTGATTGAATGGATTCCTTACAATCCAAGGGCTGGGCAATACGGTTTTGGTTTAATTGTGAAAGGTGCATCAATGGAACCTACTTTTAAACCAGAAGATCGCATCTATGTTAATCCAACATTCCAGCTCGATGAGCTAAATACTGGTGATCTGGTAGTTATGGCGTGTGATGGTGATAGCGAGGCAACATTTAAAGAGCTAGTAGTCGAGGATGGTGACTATTATTTGCGCCCACTCAACCCTAACTGGCATAAGCAAATCATACCAATTGATTGTAATTGCAGACTGGTTGGCAAGGTCGTGGGTAGGTACACAATATTTTAACTGTAAACCTAGGGATATTACTCATGATCGCAACACTCAATAAATCCAAAACCGCCTTATCTATTAACAAACAAGAATTTAAAGCAGCATTAGGAAAAATTGGCGATGGTATTGATAAACAAATAGCATCACTTAAAAAAGCCAAGCAAAGCTATGACGCTGCGGAAATGGCACGCGAGGTCATTAATGAAGCAAATATCTTTGAAGCCATAATCGAGGGATTTAACGAAGCCGAAAGCACCAATCTAAAGCTTGCAGATATAAGCAATTTAGATCAGGCGCAAGGTTGGATTGATGAGTTTTTAGAAAAATACGGTGCTTAAATAATTAAAACTGTGACCCGACACAGTCCTTTGCATCGGGTGGAGAAGAAAATGACAATAAGTTTTAAATATGTTCCGATCTTACAAACCAAGCAAAATGAGTACGCTGCTTTAAGTGAGTTACAGGCTAATATTAAACAATATGTAAAACCTCTTTTTAGCTTAACTAATTCAGAAAAAGAAAGAAGAGCACAGGTTTTGCCAAAACAGATTTTAGATAGATGGGGTAATTTACCATGCTATATAGATTTAGATACGAGCAGAGACTTTCTCATAGAGAATCAATATTATGCAAATTGGATTTTTGACAAACTATATAATTTAAACCTATCAAGTATTGATGCTGTGGTATCTCTAAGCTCCTCCAGCGCTATGTTTAATGCTGTAAATAACGCTATTATAAATTTTGGAGTTGGATTAGCCTTTAGAATTGATATTACAGAAATTGGACTAGATACACTTCAAAAAATAAATAATTTATTAAATTTTTTTAATTTAACACCAAGCGATGTTGATCTCATTATCGATTATGGTGAAAACATTCAGTCAAGCAGTTTTTTGCAATTTCAATCAATTCAATTGGTGCTTAATCATTTAACATCGGGAATTGTTTTTAAAAACATAATTGTTGCATCTAGCTCAATGCCAAAAGAACTTCCAAGAGATGATTATAACCCGCACGGTTTTATTCCTAGAATTGAATGGCAAGCTTTCGTATTAAATACAAACACACATACCTCCATACCTTATATTTTTTCAGATTATGCAAGTGTGCACCCTGAAGAATTTGAATCAGATGGGCCAGTTAAGCCAAATGCCAAAATTAAATATACCCTAGACGATAATTACATGATGGTGGTTAGGTATCAAGCTCATGTACATGCTGATGGTTTTGAACAATATCATGACATGGCAACACATTTAATTAATTCTGGATATTATTATGGTCATACATTCTCCAGTGGAGATCAATACATTTACGATTGCTCAGCTCGCAGTGTTGGTCCTGGTAATTTTGGAACTTGGGTAAAAGTAAGTGTAAATCATCATATAACAGTTGTTATAAATCAAATCGCCACTTTGAGCGGGATTTCAGTATAGATCTAGTATGGTTTCTGATTTCATCTAAAGCAAAGTTATCTATCACAAGCTGGTAGATATCTTTCTTTTTTAGTTTTTTTATGCGCCAATCAACATTTATTTTTAGTGATAGCAACCCCATAATTTCATCTTTCCAAACCAACTTTAACAACTCATGTGGGTCAATATTTTTATTTTTTTTATTCTTTCTTTCTGTTGTTAAATGAACCGCCCCTTTCTTACCCATCACCGCAATCTTTACCCCCCACCACTCAGGAACCAAGGCTATTGCTTCTTTAGAGTGTTTTTCACCAACAACAAGCGTTACTTTGTCCATCACCAAAGAATAACATTCAGCTTGTTTTGGGAGTCTATCCAGAGTATCAGAATCGCTTTTTAGTTCATAACCGTGGATTTCACCATTAATAACAGCGATGTCAACTCTATTACGTCCGTAGTTTAATCCTAATTCATCTATAACCAATGTGGATGGATCATTAATATGGTCTTTTAAAACTTTGTTTTTAACTGCTTGACGAACATCTCTATCAAGCATTTTGTTTATAGCCATACAACAACTCCCTACCAGTACATCTTTAATATGGTGCAGATGTAAAGTTTTTGGATTATATGCAAAAACCTCAATAACATTCAATCCCAACCCACCCAGTGTGGGTTTTCTTTTGTCTATTTAAAAATATTTTACCTTAAAAGTAAAAATTATTTTTCTAAATTTTACCCAACAGGTATTTACAATAATTTACCTCACAGGTATATTTACCTCATACACAGCAAAAAGCCCTGCGGACTCTCACATCAAACAGGGCTTCTCACTTCACATGAGGTCATTATGGAACAAAACGTTTTAAATCACAACCGCAGCTACACGCTAGGCAAGTCTTTTCTTGTTGGTTCTGTAGTTTCTGCATTCACTTTGTGCGGCTTAACTGGTGCTTATGCCCTAGTAACAAAGCCAATCCAACCTGCACCTGTTTACTCTTTTGCCAATACAAATTCTATGTACGGCGTGATGTCAGTAAAAATCACATCTGGTACGACTGGCGAAGCGATCGTAAATCTAAACGGCTATCACGTATTCACAAGCTTTGATTTTGAATTAGAGCCTGACTATAACGGTCAGTTGGGTAGCGATACCAAAGCAATATTCATAAAAAACTTAGCTGTAGACCGTGTTTTATTGGCTAACGGCGGCTTTTATAACGATTTCACCAATGCTGATGACATCAGAAATATGATTTCTGTAATCACTGCTCATATCGAAAAAAATAAGATGGTTGAGGTGAACTCATGAGCACTCGATACACTACACCATTCCGCGAGTTCATTACTCGCGATGATTCTGGTCGCTATCATGTTCGACTTGGACCACAAACATTCTCAACCAACTACAAGTTGACTGACATCCGTCTTGAATCAGAGAACGGCGGCACACCAGTAGATCCTGAATATTTGAAAGCTAGACCTTGGATTGCTCGCAATTTACAGCAAGAAGTTGGTGATCAACGCAAAAAAGAACGTGAAGTAATGTATGCGAAAGACTGCTTTCAGCGCACGCCATATAGTAAGAATCAGCGTATTGCATACCACAATTCAAACTCAAATAAGGGGTTGTAATCATGGCTTTAAATATAATTACACCTACTCAAGTTATCCCGGTAAATGCAATCAAAGTTTACTACTACGGCGATCCGGGCATGTACAAAACAACACTAGGTATGACTGCTGATAAGCCACTAATTATTGATGCAGACCAAGGTGCATATCGAACCGGTGGAAATCGTCGCGGTGATGTTGTTGTGGCTAAAACTTGGATGGATATTTCAAATATCACTGAAGAGGATCTAGGACCATATAACACAGTTGTTTTTGACACTATTGGTCGCGTGTTAGATCTAATCAAAACGCATTTAGCAAATAACAGCAAAAACACTAAAAGTGATGGCTCATTAAAATTAAACGTCCAAGGTGTAGCTAATAACATGTTTAGCTTGTTTGTTAATAAGTTAATTGGCTATGGCAAAGATGTAGTTTTTATCGCTCATGCTACGGAAGATAAGAACGACACTTTAACTTTGGTGCGCCCAGATCTAGGCGGTAAAAATCGACAAGAAATATATCGTCTTGCTGATGCAATGGCATATTTAGCTGAAGAGACGGACTCACGCGGTAACTCTAATAAAGTTCTAAAATTTAGAGCTGGTGAGGGATTCCATACCAAGGATTCTGGCAACCTTGGAAATGTAATCGTTCCCGATTTAACTAAAACAGAAAATAATAATTTTCTAGCATCATTAATTCAGCAGACTAAAAATCATTTAAACACGCTTACCCCAGAACAAAAGCAAGCAATGCAATTACAACAAGACTGGGAGCAATGGATTAAGTCTTGTGATGAGTCTCAATTTGCAAGTGAGTTCAATACTTTGTTTGAAAGCCTTAATAGAGAACACCCATACCACAAATCAATGTGGGAATACATGAAAGAGGTTGCTTTAAATCATGGGTTAGCTTTTAACACAGATACTAAACGTTGGTTTGAGCCTGAAAGCTCCCCTAATTTTATTGATGTTGGTCAGCGTGATTCATTACAAGCTTTCATTGATGAGCGAGGCTTAGATGTAAAAACAGTATGTGAGCATTTAGGTATAGATGCTTTGACTCAAATTGAATCTTCAAAACTCGAAGCTGTAAAACAAGAAATCGACAACTTGGCAAAACAGGAAATGCATGCATGAGCGCAATAATTTTAGATACTGAAACTCATGATATGAACGGCTATCCAATCGAGATAGCCCATGTTCCTGTCAATTTTAGAAACGGTGAATTGGCTGTTGATAAAGATGCTTGTTTTGATGAGTACTTTTCTTGTCCTCAACCTATCAGCTACGGCGCTATGGCTGTGCATCACATTCTTGAGTCTGATATCGCTGGCAAACCAAGTTACGAAACTTTCCGTTTGCCTGAGGGTGTTGAATACATCATTGGCCACAATGTTGATTACGACATTCAAGCTATCAAACTTGCAGATAAATCTATAAATGCAAAAGCGATTTGCACCTTGGCTCTATCTCGCATGGTATGGCCAGATGATGCTCACAACCTATCAGCATTGATCTACAAGTTCACCAATGGGTCTGTCAAAGCAAGAGAGTCTATTCGCAACGCTCATAATGCTAAACAAGATGTACTTCTTACTGCTGTGCTCTTAAAGCAGATCTGCAAAGTACTTGGCGTTAAAGATTTTCAGTCTCTCTACTTGTTTTCAGAACAAGCTCGCATCCCAACACATCTGACTTTTGGCAAGCATAAAGGCGCATTAATTAAAGACATCCCTGCTGATTACATTGGGTGGTTGCTCAAACAATCAGATCTTGACCCATATTTGAAAAAAGCTCTATTAAAAGGATAAGAACATGAACAATATTTTAAATGCACAAGAAGCTTTTGCAGCACTCCAAAAAGGCAAAACAGTTCTATGTCGCTATGCTGGTAATGGCAATCTTCACGCTGATAAAAATTTCAGTACATTGGATCAGATGCCAGCGACGGTTTTTGTTTTACCGAATTATGAATTTTGTGTTCAAGTTGAAATGTTGGAATTGGCTGGTATTAAGTTTACCAAGCCTTTAACAATTGATGAGATTGAGCAAGGACAAGATGTATTTTTAATCCAACCCCATGCTGTGATTCTTCAATATAAATTCAACGAAAATATTGATGAATTAGTCGATGGCATTCATGGTGGATTTGTTCAGCGTGATTTTGAAAATGCTCAACTACAATATAAAGCATTCTGTGAAGCAGTTGGTGGCACACCTATTCAGGTAAATTTAGAACTCGCAGAGCAACCGAAAAAGAAGCGTGGTCGAAAATCAACAGAACAAAATGAAACTAGTGAAAGCAAACAGCAAACTAATGATGACACTTCATTAGATGATATTCTTGGACCTATTGGCATACAAAGCCCTAGTCCAAATACAGCAGATCCTGAGCTTTCAATTCTGTGTGATGCATTCATTACTGAAATTGATGCCGCTGTTTCTGATCAAGACTTGAAAGCTATTCGCACACGGATTAATTCAAACGGCGATTTAACAGAAGTTGAAAGCGCAGAACTGGAAACACGTATCAATCTAAAAAGTGCTTCATTTGAAAAAGAACAATCACTCGTTCCTTTTGAAAATATTGCCGCTGCGGCTGTAGCACAAGCTAAAAAAGTTGATGAAGAGACTCAAGAACGTGAGTGGACTCGATTCCATAATGACAAACCATATTTAGACCTTGGCAATAAATCTCAATACGAAATTGAATATGCTGATCTATCTGCAGTCGTAATTCATGCCCAGTCATCAGATGAAGCAAATAGTGTTGTAGAAAAGACACATCACTGGACAACTGATCAACGCAATCCCCTTCTTTCATTAATCAGTAAAAGACTTTGTGAACTTCAGGAGCAATCAAAAGTTCAACCTAAAGAACCACCATCTTTAATGGTCCAAATTCAAAATGCACCTGATCTCACAACTTTAGATGCTTTAGAGATCGATGTGTCTGCCCGCCATCCTGACATACAACCACGTTTGATGGGATATGTAAAAAAACGCCGCTTTGAGCTTGAACAAATAGAAAGCGCTTCAAGTGATGGTGGCCATGCATC